GATCTTAGGCATGATTAAAAGTGTGTTCTTACTCATCGCTTAATTACTATGTTTGCCTTCCAAAAATGCCTGCAATGCTTTTTAATTACCCCATTATCATTCCAATAACCGCCAACTCTTTCAAAAACATTATAGCCTAATATTCCGCTAATCTTTTGAATGTCTTGTCTTGAATAGAACCTATCAAGTCCAACCATGCGAACGCAAAACGGCCTTGATGTAGGCAATAATTCCGCCCCCTCATTCGGTCTTACTTCATACGAATAGCGAACCATAAACTGAGGGAATATATTCTTTGTCTTTACAGGTGGAGGTACTTTCGCCTGCCCTCCAGATGTTTGAGTTTCCTCTTTAAATGCCTGAGCAAGTTCAAACGCTTCATCATCTGAATCAAATGTTGCCTCTTTGCTCCTTACAACATCAAATTCGGATCTGCTTTCTCCGTGAATTTCAAAGTATGAAAATAGTTCATTATCATCATCCTTGCTGAATTGCTGCTTTGTTGGTTCGTCACCAAGCAATCCATTTACTTCTTCATCCGTGAATCCCAATCCTGTCTTTAATAGGATAGTAGCCTGTTGTCTTGTCAATTGCTCTTTGCCGTACTGCCTGATTATTCTTGCAAGTTGTTGATGTTGTTTGGCGGTTAGGTTCTTTACGTTTTCATTGACTGCCTGTCCTGTCATCCCTTCCTGTTGAACCGCTATCTGGCTTGATGGATATTTTGCCGGGTCAATTCCTAATTTTTCAAGAATCCATTCTTTAGGAGCGACTTGTAAAATAGCAGCTTCAGAGAATTCAAACTCAGAAGGGTCAACATCTTGTAGTTTATATTCTGCTGTAATACCATTTATCCTTGCAAAATAATTAACTACATCCTCATAGTTCCTTTGCTTGCCATCAACATAAGTATTCTTAAAAATTCCGTAAGCAGTTTTTAATTCGCTTGCACTTCCTAATTTACCCTCTTGCTGAATACCAAAAAGCAATGGATGCGTAATTTGAGCACCTGAAAATATATTGCTTGTGATTAGGTTATCAACTTGGCTAAAGTCCTCTTTGGTTAAATCAGAAGCCCCTAAATCGTCAATTGTCGGCCTACGTGCTGGATCATTATTGAATCCAATTAGTATCTTTTTACCCTCTGCGCCTGTTGCTTGAATCTCGAATCTTCTGGTAATATCTCTTTTATTTTCCTCTGTTGGTTCACCATTGTAAAAGTTAATGAACTTTGAAGCTGAAAATCCTGTTTGAGCATTTGTCAAAGTATGCTTTGAAACTTCAATATCTGCTTCGATATAATTAAATGAAGCAATATATCCCGGCAAAGGATATGTCTTTATACCCGGTCTGTATTCTTTATAAGCGAATATTGAAGGCTCTTTTATTCCTTGCTTGAAGGCCGGGTATCCTTTTGGCGTAGTTGCCCTATCAAACCAATCCTTTTTATAAAAGAATCGTGTATTATTTTCATCTGAACGGATTGATAAAAAGTCGATATGATAAGCTGTGTAACCTCCGCCTCTATTGGGAATAACTTCCCAATAAAAACCTCCAAATATCTCAATGTCTTTAATCGTTTGGTCGTCAATCTTTGACATTTGCTTAAGGAACGAATCCGCTTTCTCGTCACCCTCTGCATTATGCTTAAGACCTTTGCCCTTGATATAATTAACCTTACCATTAATGATTGCGTTATGCTTTGCAGACTTATTATAAAGCATTAACGTATGAGAAGGGAATTTATCATCTACGCCAAAACGGATGTAATCAGTACCCTTAATTTCTTTAAATTCAGGGATCCTGTTATCACTAAATGAAAGCGATACTATTCTATCCGTTATATCCTTTGTAGCTTGTTTCTGGCTCATATCCATCAAATGTAAATACTGTTGAAGGCTTCAATGTCAACTTCCCTACCTCTACTTCCAAACCTCCGCTTTTTTGTGTTATGCTATACTGCCATTGTCCGACTGGTTTATTAAAGAATTTTACTGAAGTGTTGATTTCAAATTCATTAAACCTGTCAGGATAGGCACTTAAATCGGCTCCTAAATCAAAAGAAACTTCTTGTTTTGTAACAACATGGGTTACAGTAAATGTATAGGTAGGATTTGATTGAGTTTTTTTCTCATTCAAAGTCACCACTATTCTATCAGCCGTTTGCCCTTGTGTTAGTATAAGCATATACATATAGTGTATAATTACCCATATTTTTTTCTTATAACAAAAAAAGCCTTACATTTCTGCAAGGCTTTCCCCCATAAACGCTAAAAGTATATTAATTAATCACCAAAAACCCGATTGAAGTTTCAGCCGTTACAGGTGTAGTTCTGATTGTTATTGAACCACTGCCCGGTACTGCACTTTTTATTCTTGCTGTTGCATCATTTGTCCGAATAGTTGGAAATACCAATGATGAAGTAGTCACCTTTGAATTGGTTATAACAACAACGCTATCGCCGGCAGCAATATTAACAGTTCCTGCAATCTTATTGATAGTTTGGTTCCCGGTTGTTAATGCTGCTGTATTTGTTGCATGCACAATGATTTGATCTCCAAATGAGTTCCATGTCGAACCATTGTAAACATCAAACGATTTAATCGTGTTATTAAAAAGTGTTGTTCCTGTTTGAACGCCTACCAAAGCATTACGCTCTGTTGTGGTTCTGTTTGGGAGCAAGATTTGAGCCTGAGCAAATCCAATTGTCAAGCTAAATAATAAAAGGAATATTAATTTTTTCATTGTTTTATTGATTAGGTTTCTGCTGTTGTTAAAGTAAGCAATGTAGCTGCATCTACCTGCTGGCAGAATGTTTTTTCATCGCTTTCAAATGTCAATTCGTACCCGTTACGATCTCCAAGTAAACGGCCTGTCTTTGCAGTTGTTGGAGCAAGCATCATGCCGTTACCCTCACCAAATAGCCACCCAATGCCATTGTTATCAACAACAACAATGTATAGTCTATTTTGAGCAAGTAAAAGCAATTCATTTCTAACAGCTACGGTCATTTTGTTGATTGGGAACTTCACGGTCTGCTTAACCATAAAAGTACCGTTCTCCCTTGATGGAGTAGCTTCCTGATCTGCTTCGGCAGTGTGGGCAATCAAATTGTATTTGAAAAATACTTTTGTGCCTGTTTTGTCGATTGCAGTAATTACTCCGGCTGAAGCTGTTATTGCAGTTACGCTTGATGTTTCGGTTATGTAGATTTCTTTTACACCTCCGTAACTATCACGGCAATCTAAGTTGTACCCCATTGTTAATACGCATGTCATCTTTTTATTTTTTAAGGTTAAGGCAGGTGATTAGCCTGCCCTTAAATTATCCTACGTAAAGAACGTTAAACGCCTGATTCACTACATGAGTGAACTGAGTGAATACGTGCTTAACAAACATATCGTCACGGTTGTTTGCGATTTTGTTAATCTCCATGTAGTTGATGTCTGAGATTAAATCAGTACACCAAACTAAGTGAGAAGGTTTAGCAGCGACAATTACGTTTTCTGATAGTGGAACGAATTTAATTTCAATTCCATTATAGAAATATTTGTCTGCCTTAATGTCTACTGCGAACAAATCTCTGTAAGTTGCACTAACATTATAAATGTTAATGATTTGCTTGTGAGAATGTGGAGCATAGATATAAGGTTTTTCACCACTTGCCAAAACTACCGCCGGGATAGCTGCATATACTTTAGCATATTCAGCAGCAATTGTTGAACTTGAAATGGTTGTACCTGCTACTTTAATACGAGTACCCAAAGCCCAGTTGTTATAAATCATACGACCAATAACACCGTCAACTAAAGCAGGTGTTTGAGCAGCAGCCCAAGTCTGCTCCGCTACGCCTACTGCTGTCTGACCACTACCCGGGGAAAGTCCTGCGATTGCTGTTTGTGTTGCTGCTGTCAATCCTGACCAGAATTTCAGTTCTGTATCGTAAGAAACATTCTTACCATAGGCTGCTAAAACGGTTCTTTCAAATTCGCTTGAAGCTGTGTTCCATGCTCCCGGCTTCATGTCACGATTGAAACGTGAAGAGCGTAAAGCGTTCGGATCAAATTCCTGATAGAACATTAATTTGGTCGGAGTGATTAAAGTGTCAGTCAAACCAAGCGTTCCACTTGATGAAGGTGCGCCAGAGGTGTAAGCCTGCATCGCTACCGTGTTATCATTCTCAGTAAAGATTGTATTTGCCTTTACATCGGTTTCAAACGCCACTAAATTTTCAGCTACGGTTTTGTTTTCAAAGAGTAATTCCTCAATGATAGGCTCGTATGCTTTGCCTCTGATGTCTACAATTGTTGCACTTATTGCCATGTTAGTTTATTTTTTTAGGTTCTTTTTTCTGTTCTTTAATTTCTTCAATCTTGTCAGGATAGCATGACTTTAAGTGTTCAAGTATCGGCTGAGATAGATTGCTGTTTTCGTCAAATGTTTTTGCGCTTGCTCCATAATGCTGAATTTTAACGCCTGCTTTAATTTTTAACGCCATCACTTAATTTGCTTGTGCTTTTTGGATTCTGAACTTTTCAAGCGGACTTAACTTATCAAAATCAATCGGTTTTTGTGCCGGGGCTTCAATTGGTTGCTCTGCCAAAAATTCAACCAATTTCACAAGCTCCTGATTTGCTTTTTCCTGAGTATCCGCTTTTACAGATACTTTATTAAAAGCAGCTTTGTGAGTTTCAAAGTTTTCTTTTAATGCTTCAAACTCTGCTTTTAATTGAGCGACCTGGTTTTGCATTTCAGTTGGCTCAATCGGATCTTCCATTTTTGGCTCAACCATTGCAATCATGCCATCTTTGATTTCGATTTTAGTACCATCTTCAAGATAATGCTCTCCATCCGGTGCAACATCTTCACCAATCTTAACCACTCCGCCAACTTCCAACTTGTCAATCATGACCATAGTTCCATCGGCTAATTTGTATTCGCTTCCGAAAACGGTAGGTAGTGGAACAGGAGTAGGATCCTGATTAAAGATTAGTTTTTTGATATTTTCAATTGCTTCTTTTGCATTCATAACTTTATGCTTTTTAAAATATAGTGTAATTGATATTTAATTTATTTCGTTTAGAATAGACTTAATTTTTTCAAAGGCTTCTTCCTCAGTCATTTTTGACTTCTTATACTTGAATAACCCCTCAACTGAAAAGCCTTTAACGTCGCCTGATTTGACCTTATCCCATACCTCGTCATTCATAACCTTTGCAGATAAAAACCATGTGCCTTCAGGTGAATCTTCAAAGCCTTTCATTGGTAAAATACCCCGCTCGGAATCGGTTATGAAACTTTCAAACACAAATACCCCATCTGTTTTTAATTCGGGATTGTGCATGATATTAAAGTTCTGATTGAACCCTTTCAAAAAAAACTTTTGTGCGATTTGCTCAATGGTTTCTTTGCTGAAATATACCTTATGGTCTGGCATATCTTTGTCAGCTTTCCTAAACATAGCAGTATCAGGAATCATTGCAGCACCCGAAATTATCCTTCGTTCTGAATCGATTGAAAATTCATGCCTTTGCTCATTGAAAGCCAAAAAGTTCTTTTCTATTGCAGGCTGATTAACCAAAGCAACATAATTTACCTCTAAGGCTGATTCCTCTTCGTCTGAGATTTGAAGTTCAAATAATGGATAGTCCATACAAATAGTGTAAAATGATTAATATTTTTTTCGTTTAGCCCAATCTTGCAGCCCTTGCAATACGTGCTTCACGTTCCTGATTGCTTTTAATATCAGCATCCAAAACAAAAGAACGGTTAACTCCGCCTTGTGCTGCATTACCCACGCCTTGTATAGATCCTGCATTTAATGATGTGCTTGCCTGTTGTGGCGCAAGTGGAGCGGATGCGTTTATTGCAGGGATTGAAAACGAACCGCCACCACCGCCCGGTATCTGTACTGAATTGATAGCCTTTACAGATTTAAACCCGGTAGCTAATACCGTAGCCACATTTGCAACCTTTGCAATAACATCAAACGGGGAAGGGAGTGTACTCTTTGCCCGTAGTGCATCCGTTGCCCCTGAATAAGTATTAATCAAAGCATTTGCAACTGCCAAAGACTTCCCGGCAATAGTATTACGCCCGAATACATTCATGGCATTATTCAGGATATTTGCGACTTCTGCCTGTTGATTCTGCCTTAAAAGTATTTCCTCTGCTGATATGCGTTTTTGTGTTTCAAAATTATATACCATCATATCAGAGGCAAAACTTGCCCTTTCAATTTCTGCCTGTGCAATAGCTTCTTTTTGTTCGTCTGCTGCCTTTTTGTTCGCTATATCAATCGCTGCTATATCCGCTGCGCCTTGTGCTGTCATTGCTGCCTCATTGCGCTCCGCCTCTGACACTTCTTTAATTTTCTTTAGCCTGTCATCCCATGCTTTCTTTTCGTTTTCATCTCTTTGTTTACGTGCTGCATCTGCTTTGGCTTGCTCTTCATTGGCAAGACTGCGCTCCATTCGATTTAAAGCCCGTAGCTGAGTAGCAGAGCTTTCTTCAAGATTGTATAATTTTGCTTTTAATTGTGCTTCACGGTCTAAGTCCTCATCCGATGTATCGCTTAAAGCGTTCATCTTTACTGTGGCTTCATACTCTGCCCT